CTGGGGACAAAAGATTTTCGCAAGCAACTATGGAACTCGCAATAGCAAACAATCGGGAACTTAAGAGGTTGCGTGCACTAATTTTTAGCATTTTACCTCAAGACACATCAAACTACATAACATGGATTAAATATATGATGGAAATATTTTCTACACCGGAACTAGAAACTCTACTTATATCACGTGGAATTGATAAAATCCTGACTTATTTGAGCGAAGTAATATCGGCTTATACATACAGTAATTCTGTTATTGGCTGTGCAATAGTACCTATGTTAAATATTTCAACCAATATGATTCCGTCACTAAAGACGCAAAACGTTAATAATATTTATCTACTAAGCACATTCGGTGGGAATATCAATTATATCGCTGAGAGTGGAAGTATTGGGTTTAAACTTAGGGTGGATGAGAGCGCGAGCCAGTGGGAATTTGATGTTTATAAAATTAATTCCAAACTTGTCGGCGGACAGATTGTAAAAAACGTTTCAAAACAATTATTAAAGAAAAAAACATTTGACGAGAACTCAATATCGGTTAGTGTACAAAATTTAACTATGGACGTTGAGAATTATGGGAGTTTAACTACATACATTGAGATCTTTTGCATGTATTTGATTGTGACGGATGAGACGTTAACATTTCGCATTCTTGGATATAAGGTAAGTAAGTCCAATGTCACGATAAGTATAGTCGACGAAGTTATATGTGATTATAATATTACATTAATCGGGTTACTGCTGCAAAACCTGCGAGCTTATTATATTCCGTTATCTATAGAAGACGCGTTGCTCACTAATAAATTCACCCGCAGTTTAATTATACCCGTATTATACCGATACATCAGTGATGGTGAAAGCCGATTAGCGGACTTAATTTATAATTATGATGCTGGGACCACTGGTGCTGCTGAAACATTAAATGCACTCGCTGAGATTTATGAATTATCTAAGAACGCTGCTACTGTGCAACCGGTCACCATGTCGTATTTCGGACCATCATTAACGATGTCTATTGCTAACTTTACTAGACAGAATGGATACTTAGGTGATAACGTTATTCCAGCAATTAATTTAAGTGTAAATACCGATTTCAGAGTATTTTCGGTGGTCCGGGCTGGTAATGATAATTTAGGGAGCGAAGACATTTTCACTAAAGATTATTCCATAATAGGGGGTCCTGATGGTTATGGTTACAACAGTTCGGACGTTTACACAATCAATGGAGACATGCCTACTGTAGCAACTGGTACACTCAATGTGACTTACGGCGGGGTTACAATCCAAAAGACGGTGACATTAACGCTATATACAGAAATACTAAGTGGCCAACACACGCAATTTGGTGTAAGCGATGGATTGAATTGGGAAAAGTTAAAACCTTTTGTAATTGCGTTGAGTAGTAATGGAGCTTATGCTGCTGGATCGTATGATGGGATGATGCATGTTAAGGGTTTATACCTTAAGGCTAATGGAACTTTATCAAATACTAAATTCTTACGATTGGTGACGTCATGTGCATATGAGGTTTGCATTAAAGCAGAAATTGAATTTAATGAGATCTTAGCTGAGAGTTCTACACCTGTGACACTAAATTTAACAATTTCTACTGGCACTGGTACAAGCGTTGTCGAAGTTGTAATGAAGCGTAAGCAAGTAGTGGCTGGTGGTGTGACTAGTTTCGTGCTTGAGGGCGTTACGACGTTAGGTAGTGGGAATGTCAAGCTGAATAATGACTATACGATTGACAATAGTCTAAGTTTAACTACCACTAACTGTCCAATCTATAGTTGGAATAAAAATAACTCGGGTGCGTGGGCACCCTACCAAATTGGAGCCCTGAATGGCGTTGAAATTTATTTACTTGATTATGACGATTATACCCAAAACTTCACATACGATGCTCACACTAATGGGGGGGCGGCATTTATTTATAACAACTCGAAAATGATGTTCGGAAATGCCACTACATTTTCTGGCGCAGCTAGTGACGCCCCAGCTGGGACATCTCAGTTACACTACGATTCTAGATTCATTATCAATGATGACACCGAGTATACATATGAAGGGCCCTCCTTCAATGTTACGTCAACCTTTCAGAATCAAAACTTTTTCGGTGAATTAGCATCATTTGCATGCTCGATCGTCAAACCTGAGACCACCAAAACTACGGCAGTTAGATATACTCATGACGAAACGTCGTTTAAGAGTTTTATTTCAGACGTCACTTTTGCTACCGCAGACGCGGCTATTTTTTATAATTTTACATTGGTGTATAGTACTATGGCCATACCCGGACAGACATATGTGATTTCAAACATGACTTTGGTCGGCGATTATCTTCTAGCACCGAGTGGATATACCACCATGTATGATACGTCCGACGCTATAGCGAGCCTGGCGAATAGTATGACGATAATAATAAATTCTAATGCCACAATCAAAAATGAAATAGCTAATATTACTCTCCGTTTAGATAATTTAACCTCAACAGTCAATAATATTATTATCGTAGTCAATTCTATTCAGAAAGCATTACAGCAGGAAAACACAGGGAGCGTGTTTACTAAAATTACGGATACACTAGGTGAGTTATTTTCCGTTGCTTTTCCAACCATGGCCCCCATTATTTTAGCAGTTACTGTGTGTATAAATGGTATCTATGCCATAACGCAAGGAGATGTAGAGAGTGGCATCTCAGATCTTTTTGCGGGTATTTTTGGATTGACATCTGCAGGATTAGAAATCTCCCCTAACGCCACATCAACCATGGCAGGCGATATCACCAGTATTCAGAATGTAGATCAATCGGTGAGCGACAGTCTATGCGCAGCGAGTGGAAAAGTTATTAACATAATGGGTGGTGAGATTGTGACAACTGATACACTCGTGGACATTCTTGATAGTGAGTATTTGGATGTTAGTCATCAGCCGTGTTATAAAGCGGTATACAGTTGTTCTGGATGGGGTTGGGATCAGGACATTGCTTCAACCACAACTACCACTTTGCTACCTACATGCATGCTACCAGCTGGATATGTTCGCATTAGCTATAACACGGTTGTAGACCCGAATGGGATAGTAATTGATAATTTTGACACCCTGATCACGCAAATAAGCGATGGAAAAGGTACTGGCATGTATACCGACTTCGACATTGCTACGTTGTTATCGAATGAATTAACAGGCAATGACTTCTATGGTGAGATGCAGGTCAACGTACGACCCTGGTTTAATCATTTGTGCGCCAACAAAAATACGCGGAATTACGTCACCGATATGTTAATTAATTATAACGTCAGTTTTCTATCTGAAGTAGCAAGCCTGGTAAATGCCAGTGCCGAATATCCAGTTATCCAAAAAACAAGTCGTAGAAATTTAAAATTCAAGAAATTTGCTCATAGACTCAGGGCTAGTACCGCGTTAAATATTGAGCACACGCGTAATTCAACAACAGTTAATACTCAGTTAGTAGCAAGGAATTTATGTTACACTATTGATGTAATTCGGTACAATAAAAGTACTACGCTTGGACTAAACACTAATAAGTACGGGACCCTTCATTATAACAACCTTCGGAATGCCCCGAGTGCTACGTTTGCGAGGTTCACCACATAGCTGCTTCAGCGGTATAGCTGTCAGAGGAAAATCGATTGAGTCTCTCTCCCTTTCTTCCCCCTTCCCCCTTCCTCTCCATCCTCTCCACCTTTACCTCTCTCTCTTTACCCCCTTCCACACTCTCCTC